GAGCCATTGAACTGAATCCGTAACTTTGCAAGATTGCGATGTCTGTTTTTGAGGCATTGATTGTTGAACGTGCTGAACCACTAGCGTCTGGGTAAACTAATATTCTGTTTGAACTATAACGTCTGCGAATTTCCTGTGCCAACGCATCTGTATCATTTTGTTTTGATATCTCATCAATGATCACCAGCTTGTCGCCATCTTTTATTCCAACCACTGCGTTACAGTTCATCACGTTGAAATCAATACCAATCAAAAGAGTTTCCATCTTGATATCAAACGGTATTTTGTCGATGACATGATGCTCTCTAGAGAATTTACTATAAACCTGACCCTGCGTTAAATTGACCCATTGTCCTAGCAAGTAAGCCTTTATCAACTGCGGTGGATAGTTTTCTTCAAGGGATTCAATAAAGTTAGCAGGGAGGTATGGGTTGTCTTTTGTCTTCGCCTGTATTAATCCTGTGTCAGATTTTTTATTCTTTTCAAATGTTTCAAAAGCCCAGCCATGACCTTCGGGAGTTGTTGTTGCATAAAACTGTTGAACATTACCTGATCTAAGTCTTGCAAGTGCCATATTCATTGCCGATTCCGCATCTCGTTTTGGTACAGTGTCTGCTTCATCAAATCCAATAGCACAAAGGTTTTGGCCCCTGAGACGTTGATATGTCAGCATTGTTCTTAACAAGATTGTATGAGTACCCTCGGCAAATTGTAAGCAAAATGACGGTTGAGGAGAAGCACGATAAGAAAAAGGGATTTGCCATTGGTCGAAAAGTTCATTACAAGTTCGGACAAGTATGTCGATTAGCATTGCATGAGTTGGTTCAAACAGTGCCGATACATGACCAACATTCATTGCCGCTAGTATTGTCGCTTTTGCAATCAATCCCACCGTCTTGCCAGCACCAAAACCACAGACAAGAGCAAGCTTTCTATGATCCAGGTCATCACAAAAAGTTTTTTGATGAGGTAGTAAATCTTGATTAATACGATCTATTGTCTCTTGTGCTGTTGGTAAATCATACGCACCGATTTGATATAAAACTTTCCCTTCGTTAACTGTATCTAAGATGCTCATGAACAGAGTTGAGCTAATTTAGCTGCGGTATTAATAGCACCTAAAGCAATATGATAATGACCTTTCTTTCTTGCCTCCATCTGAAGGGTTGCACATTGTGACAAGAGGTCAGCTACCATCTGGGGTCTTTCCATGTCCCAGTCCTTCTTTAACTCGCCCCTGGCTATCTCTAAATACTTATCTACAGTCCTTTCACCAACCCCCCAGTTCTCTGAGGCATAACGTACACAATCAGACCTACGACCACCATTTGCAATAATACGAGCAAATTTCTGTGACCTTACAACAGTTTCAGCTTTTGTTCCTTTTTTTGCCATTAACTAGATGATACACGTTTTGCAGTCTTGCCTGTAAAATCCTCCCATCTTTTTACTATTACATCACAGTATTTTGGATCAAGTTCAACCATCATTGCTTGTCTTTGTAGTCTCTCTGAAGCAATAAGTGTTGAACCAGATCCTCCAAACAAATCTAAAACAATTTGATTTTTTTTAGAAGCATGAGATAACCCATATTCAATCAGTTCAACAGGTTTCATTGTTGGATGAAGTTTACTTGAAGTTGGCCTTTTGAAATCCCAAACATTATTCAGAGTTCTGTCATCAATAAATTTTTCGCCACTTTTTGTCCACCCAAACCAACAAGGCTCATATTTGTTTTGATATTTTCCTCTACCTAAAGTAAAAACATGTTTATTCCAAATGATGGTAGTTGAACAATGAAGCAAATTATCAAGCTCTGAAAACATTATGCGACCATCAGGTCCTGGGGGGCCAAATACATAGACACAACCATCGCAAATTGTTTTTATAACTGATACAAATGACTGACAAAAATCCTTAAACTCGGAAGAACTCATGTTGTCATTTTGAATATTCCTCACTTTAAATTTAGGATGTTTAATATTTCCATAATCTATGTTATAAGGAGGATCGGTAAAGACCATATCAGCCTTTTTGCCATCCATTAATTTTTCAACGTGAAGAATATTGGTAGAATCACCGCATAAAAGACGGTGGTTGCCAAGAATATATAAATCACCCTCTTTGGTTACTGGTTCTTCTGGTACTTCTGGAACGTCATCAGGATCTGTTAAACCCTCTGCTGGTAATACTTCTGTCTCTCCGAGTAGTTCTTTTAGGTCATCATTATCAAACCAAGGTTCAAGGTCATGCTCTTGGCTAAGTTCTTCGAGCATATTTAGATCCCATTCTGACAGGTCAGAGGTTCTGTTATCAGCCAGGGCAAGCCCAACCTTTTCATCTTCTGACAGCCCAGTTCTTTTTACGGCAATAATTTCATTACCATCAGTTTCTATAACTTTTAAATTTTTTATCCCTGCGGCCTTTGCCCCAGCGATTGTTCCATTACCTGCAAGTATTCTGTTATTTTCATCAATAACAATTGATCTTGCAGCACCAAATTTTGAGAGAGATTCTGCGATAAGTTTTGAGGAACGATCAGTTCTTTTACGAGCATTTTTATGATCGTTTTGTAAATCATTAATAGAAGTCATAAAACCATAGTAGGTGAGTATTAAAAAATAACAAATGAGACTCATTTGAGACTGAGGGGTGTTCCCAAGTTCCCAAGTGTTCCCATAAATGCTTAAGAGTTACCTAACCCCTATATTACCCCTATATTATCTATTATTATATTTATATATAAAACATAGAGAACATAGAGAACATATATATACAAGATAGTTATAGAGGGCGTTTTAAGCGTTCTCGGTAGTGAGAACAGGGGTAAGAACAGGTGGGAACCACACCCATTTAGGTGTTCCCGATACTCGTTTCCTTTTACGCTCATAATGTAAGGATTTGAGAATTGATGAGACAGTCATAATGTCAGATTTAGTTTGTCTTTCGATTGGTTTTTCTACAGCGTCAGATAATAAAAGCTCAATGGTAATATCTTTTACAGCGTTAGCTGGGTCGTTCAGATAGTTTGTTATGACCGAAAGCCAAGGAGAATCAACCATATAACCAAGATTTTCTTTTTCAATTTGATTTTCCTGTTCAGTTGATAGAAAATGCTGTTCTTTATTTTTAAAAAGGTGAACCGCAGCCGACCAGAGAGAATCACGTTCAAGTTGTAAGGAATCAAGGTCAATAGATTTTGCAGTGCAGGGAATTATATGAAATCTGCGATTGCCTGTATCATCTATCAGCAACCCTGATTCTTTATTTGTAGATCCGACAATGATGCCACGTCTAGGCCATTCTTCTACTGCCTTTCCGTAGGGAACTCTAAGAAGATCAGTGGCACGAGATAAAAAAGCCTTTACTACCCCTGCGTGTTTGCGGCTGGTTACACCATCAATTTCTGACCATTCCATTCCCCATGAACGGTGGAGAACAAGAAGATCATCTTTTGAGGAAATATCACCGAGAGCATCAGAAAAGAACGGCCCGAATAAGGTTTGCCAGAAAGAAGATTTTTTTATTCCTTGGGAACCTTGTAAGACAGTGGCGGTGTCATGTTTGCAACCTGGGTTGTAAACTCTTCTTACTGCATTTATAAGAGTTAGTTTTAGCATGGTGTCATATATTGTCGGCTCGGTCAGGTTTTGATCCTGTGGCCGTAGATATGTTGAGGCCAAAGATTCAATGTAAGCTGGTTGGATTTCGGTATAACAATGTTCAAGATAAAGTTTTACAGGATCATATTCATTCTCATGGGCGACCTTAAGAAGGCAATCAATCGCCATTTCTTTTGGCACTTTATAACCAAGTTCTGCAAGGGTTAAATAAAACAGTTCAATATTTTTTATTACTTTGCCATCCATTTCTATTGAATGGGAAAAGGTATTAAATCTAATTTCCTGTTTTAGGTTGCGTAAAAAATTCATCAACTCCTGAGATGTTAATTGTTCTAATTTACGAGGTACAGGTGTTGATTCTTCTTTTGGTTCTATTGAGGTGGGGAAAGTGCGTGGTGGTGGAGTCCAGCCATCTTCGGTTGCGTATTTTTGGAGAGTGCCGAGCGAAACCCCTGATGATTTGAAGGAAGACCATTTCTTTTCACATTCCCCAGATTTATATTTGCTGTTTTTTTGTGATAAATTTTCCCAGTCTGATAGTAGAGAATCATCCCCAACTGAATGTGCGGCCATACCAATCTTTAACCATATGTCGTAATCATCGAGTCTTGATGGATTTATTGATTGAAGAAGAGAACGAGCCTTATCGGTATCTGAGTTAAGTGTTTGAATTTGAGGAGTCTTTTTTTTATTTGGCTCCATCATCTTTTTTATTATTGCGAGTGGAGCTTCTGCAATAGAAAGATCTCTTGGCGACCTTGCATCCATCCATCTGTAACCGTCAGTCATTGGATGAGAACCAGAAACTATAGATTGCGTTCCATCCCACCGAAGTTCTATCTGTTCAACTGAGCCATCCTCATCTTTTACCCCTGTTTGATATTTACGAGTTTTAATTTTTGACCAATACTTTTCTGGAACCTTGTATATGATCTGAAATCTACCGACCCGACCAGATGTAACCATCCATGATGGTGGAAGTGATGAAAGAGAAAACCCCCACTCACCTAATATTTTTGCTGCTGACGGCCCATCATGGTCTAAGAAAAGTAAACCACCTGAAGGAGAACCACAACAGACACCAATACCTGTTGACCTGTTGGCAGAAATTTCTTTAAATAGCTGAGAGCGTGTCAGTGGATTATTCTGCCAATCATTTTGGTAGGGTCTTTTATTTTTTACGGCAACAAAACCCCAGTGCTTGGGAAGGCCAAGCAGTTCTTCTTTAATATCCATTGTTAAGCAGCCTGCTCCATTTTTTCGTTTACGATTAGTCTGAGTAAACAGGATCT